GCATTTAAAAAGATAACTATAGACGAGGCATTAGCCCTTAGATGATCTGCGTACATAGGTGAGGAACTCCCTCTGTTCACCTTTTAGAAGAGATTTACAGTGTTTAGTAAATTTAATGGACGAATCTATTATCCTTTGATCAACCCTTTTATTCCGTGAGTTATGAGCCTCTGAGCATTTCTTACAAACAAAGTTTTCTACTTTCTTAGAATCCATTCTTGATTTAATGTCAGCTTTACAGATTCCACAATTCCAATCTACTAAATCGGAATCTTTTTCTAATTCTTTTATGTTAGTAAACGTTTCTCTAAAAGGATTCCAAAGAATGCGGTTAGGATTCTTTTCATGATCATTCATATCCTCCACTTTAAATATGATTTCATATACCTGTGGATCTGGTTCTAACCATTTAAGATAATCATTCTCTACCATGAATCGTTGCTTTGAAGGCGGCAGATTCTCCAAAAGAATACCATGCCGCCTTCTATACCATCCAAAGTTTATTTTACGAACTTTGTACATTAAGATTTATTTTCCATCAGTCTTCTGAACTTAGCAGAAACTGACTCGTTTACATATTCTGATTTATCTTCGGAAATTACCTCAGCTTCAAAGGCAGCCAATTCAGATTCCATTAAAGATAAGAACTCAGGATCCAAGAATCTTTCTTCAGCCTCATTCTTTAATTTATTAATTTTTTCTTGGTATTTTGCCTTCTTTTCTTCATCATCAGTACCGTCAATTAATTTCTGATATCTGGCGATCATATCGTCCTTTGAGTTTTTACCACTCTCTGGTCTAGTCGTAGGTTCCTTTGGTTCAGCCGGTTCTTTAGGTTCAGCCGGTTCTTTAGGTTCAGCTGGTTCCTTTGGTTCAGCCGGTTCCTTTGGTTCAGCCGGTTCCTTTGGTTCAGCCGGTTCCCCATCAGCTTTCTTACCTTTACCATCATCAGTCTTTACATTATCAAGATTCTGTTGGTTTGGTGTATCATCGGCTTTCTTATCGTCAGCCTTTTCATAATCTTTAAGTTCTCGTTGATCGGCAGCAACCTTTTGGTTAAGACCTTTAATCTTTAACTTAAGTGCCTTTGCTTCTTCCCCATCAGCAGTCTTAAGCGCAGTTTCGGCAGCAGCCATTTTTGATTTATTCTTAGCAATAGAGGCAACCTTTTTAAGACCTGGTGTTGTTGCTAATTGATCCATTCTATCTGAGATAGCAGAAGCCTGATCTTTAAGTGCCTGATTTTTTTGAGTATTTGCAGCTTTAAGAACATCAGCTTTGCTTTTATCCATATTACCAGCAGCCTTCTTCTTTTCAAAATCAAGGTTATTAATTGCAACCTGTACTAAAGCCTGTTGGTATTTCTTAGCGTTATTCTTAATCTTCGTAAACTTAACAGGGCTACCTAACGCAGCTCCAATATTTTCGTTTAGTGTTTTATCCAAATCAGCCTCAAATGCTTTAGATGATTCGTTTAACATTTTGTATCCTTCAAAAGATAATAATTTCATGATCTATATTATTTTTCTGTTGTTTTATATATTTGAGACTATTAAACAAAAAAGGTCCGCCTTTCGGCGAACCTTTCTTAAAGTATTTATTACTTTACATTCTATTAGATAAAGCTTACGCCATCGAATGTTTTGAATGCAACAGTGTAATACATTGTTTCTGGGTGGAATCCAGCGTCTACTAAAGCGAAACGTGATTTAACCGCGATTTTAGGAGCCATAGTTCCTTCAGCGATTGTTTCAACAGATTCAGCCATTAAGTAAGGCATGAATACCAAACCTGGAGAGTTTCCGTCACCTTTACGTCCAACTGCAACTCTGTAGTCATCCCAAGCCATGTTAGGATCAACATAAATAGTTACACCAGCAAGAGCACCAATTGGGAAAAGAGATCCACCTGCTTGGTTGATTGTGTTAGACAATGGGTAAGGAACGAATCCTGCGATATCCTGGAATGCAGTAGCAAGTTCACCAGAACATACTGCGAAAGTAGCAGGACCTCTACGACCTCTTGTTGCGATCAAGTTAGATGCAGCAAGAATCTTAGTGTACATTCTTCTTTGGATTGTACCTTGAGTTTCACCTCCACCAGTTACGTTGGTTACAGCAGAACCTGCACCTAAAGTAACATTAGCACCGGTGTTATCAAATCCTAAGTTGAATCCAGCAGCGTTGGCAGTAGTTGTACCGTCACCGAAAGAAGCAGATAACAATAATCCTTCAACAGTGTTTACATTCTTAGAGTTAGTAGCACCGTTACGGAAGATACGATCCAAGATGTATTTGTTGATAGACTGAGTCAATTCGTTAACCAATACAGCTTCTACTTGAGCAACTGCGTCGATTCCAAATTGCTTAAGGTCTTGAACTTGCTCACGAGTAACAGCAGCAGCAACTTGGTAAGTCTTAGCAGCAACTGACTTATTAAATAAGCTCAATCCCATGATGTTATCAGGAGTAGCTTCACCTACACCTCTTTCGTAAGGTTCAACACCATCGATGCTAGTAAATGGAATAGAACCGTTATTGCTTTCAAAAGCGTTACCGGAGAATCCAGTAATGTGATCTTCTAAAGCTTTAACGTATTCAGCGTTTCCATCCCAAGTACCAGAAACAGTAGAAGCTGCATTATCAGAGTAGAAAGCAACACCATTTGCAACGGCATCGTAAATTGGCTGGAAACCTTCTTCACCTTGACGGAAAGTAGTGTCAGTAGCACTGTTATTACCTCTTACACGGAAGATTTGGTATCCGTCAATTCTAGATTTACCTACGTAAGTTAATTCGTAAGCAGCATTACCTGCAGCAGCTGCAGCAGCAGAAGCAGCGTAAACTACTTGATCAACTGTCCAAGTATTTCCAGTACCGACATCAGCTTTTACTTTGATTAATAAAGGAGCACTGTCAGTAGCGATTCCACCAGCGTCAGTAACTCTACCTCCACCGTATACAAAGTCTAAGTAAGTAAGAACTCCCATAGGACCTTGCATTGGTACAACAGGTACTAAGTCTAAACCTACAGTCTGAGCAGCAACTTGCATAGCAAGTGGCAACAAAGAAAATGGTCTATCACCTGAACCGTTTACATAACTAGTAGAATTGAAACCATCCATTGTGGTAGGGTTTCCTGGTAAAGTAACGGCATTCATACCCTGAACATTCATGTTAGGATTTAAGTGTACAGTATTGTATACACTCTCATTAAGGTTATGGTAGTGGCAGTACTTAGACATCCAAGACAACTTAGACTTTTCAGTGATACCGGTAGCCTCCTCAATGATAGGGCCCCAAGTCTTTTGAACTTCGGCCTCGTTAATTAATTGATTTGCGTACATTTTAGTATTTTTATTTTTTGCACTTTTTGTATAATCTATCTACAGTTCTTTGCTTCTTAACTATTAGATTGAATTTCTTTATTTATTTGCCTAGATTAAACTTAACTTTACTGATAAGGTCAGCAGCAAAAGATTCATTTACCAAAGGTTCTGATTTCTTTGCAGCCTCAGCAGCAGTTTTGCTTTCATTAATAGCTTCAGTTGACATTTGAGTATCTCTCAGATCTCTTGTTGCCCAGAAATTATTAATTCCGTATTGGTTACCTAGTTGGTGGAATTTAGATTCCGCGATGATCTGTGCCTGGCGAGCTTCAGAAAGGTTATTCCACTTAGCTCTATACTTTTCTGGCATATCATCAATTATATTTAATTCTCTTCTCTTCTCAATAAAGGCAGATTCCCAAATGTTTTCTGCTTGCACAGTAGACATAATTGGTTGAGCGTTCATTGATTCAACAATCATTGCTTGTTTCTCAGCAGGAAGAGTATTAAACTGGTTCTTTTTAGATTCTCCTAAGAAGTTCATAAAATGCATTTCAGAAACATTCTTAGTTTCGGCTTTAGCAATCAGTCTTTCCAATTTTTCTTCAATAGAATTTTTGTAATCTTCACCTTCATGCTTCTTTCCACAAGCTTCATACATTTCTTTAAGTCTTCCTTTATCACAACCAGGATACTTTTCGCAAACTTGCTCATATGTCATTCCTTCATCTACACATTTTTGCATTTCTTCCATAGATGGCATTGCTTCAGCATTTACAGCCATTGCCTCATTAAGAGTTTCACCTTCTACAGAATTTACATTTTCTGCAATGTATTCAGAATACTTAATACTCTTTTCTAATCCTTCACCAAGGTATTCGGAGTAAGCAATATTTTGATCAACTTTTTCGGCTACATATTCAGAATACTCAATTCCTTTTTCAAGGTTTTCGGCTACATAGTTAGAATATTGAATTCCTTTATCAGCCATCTCTGCTACATGCTCGGCATATTGAATACTTCCATCAAGTTCTTCAGCCAAGTAAGAGGCATAGTCCTTAATTGAATTTACATTTTCAGCGAGATAGTCAGAATAAGAAATGCTCTTATCTAGATTTTCAGATAAGTATTCAGCATAATCAGAAACCTGATTTACCTTTTCTGCAATATGCTCAGAATACTTAATAAGCTTTTCAATCACCTCATCATTATTAGAGTTAGCAGATTCCTTAACGTTATTTAGAACTCCGGATACATATTCAGTATACTTTTGAAAATCTTCAACAGTTACAAAATTGTTATTTTCCATTGTTAAATCTTTTTTATTATCTGTGTTGTTTTCAGTTTCTTCCATTTCATAGATTATTAAAGTACCATCATCTTCAAAACCAAAAGATTCATTTACTCTTGATAACTCGGCATTCTCAAAGCCAGGATCTGCAACCAAGTCATAAGTAAAGAATTTTTTAATTTTAACCTTTCCATTTTCATCTACCGTACCGGCAGCTCTACTTGAAATATGTAAAGGGATACCATCTTTGATAAGAGCTTGTGCTTCTTTACCTTTAGATGTATTTAATAGTCTAATTTTTCCAATAACTTGCTTTTTAGCTGGATCATAGTTTAATGATTCAACAACATGAGAAACATTAGCCAAACTAACATCAAAATCTTTAGGATGATCTAATTCACCTAAAAGCTTATTGGTTTTAACTTTTTCTTGTAGTTCATTAATATGAGGCATTACTTCTTTTTCCTCATATATTCTGTTATTCTTGTTACGAACCCCAAACTCGGTAAAGACACCTTCTAATACAACTGAACCGTCTTCTCCGGTAGTTATATCTAGGTTTGACTTAGCTCTCTCAAGAATCAATAATTTCTTTCCTGACATTTTCTACTAGTTATTTGATTTATATATTACAATCTTTGTAAACTTTTTATCCAAGACCGGCTAATGGATCTTCATCCACAGCACCATCTTTCTTTTCTGGTTCAAAATCGGACTTATCAGCCCCTAAAAGGATTTTTTCTATATCCTCTTCTTTATATCCAGCTTCTTCTAATTCTGTCCTTTCTTTAGCCCTCTGGTTAGCTTTTAGATCCTCTCGGGTAAATCCACCATATCTCTTAACAAGGAATCCTAAATCAAAGTATGGAATTTCTGTCATTTCGGCATCCATTGTACTTAATTGTGTTTTAAGGTTACCAATAAAATCAACTCTCTTTGTTTGTAATTCCATTTCTTTCATTTCCTCAAATACATTATCTTTAACAAATTTAAGTCCTAAACCAGCTTTAAAGGAAACATCATTTTTTAACTCAGGGTGGTTAATACACATTTGAAGATATACTGGCTTAATTAAGATTTCCTGGAATAAGGATCTTAACCTGGCTACAAATTTTCCAAATTTTATTTCATCTCTTAACATACCGCTGGCATCCATATCATAAGTATTACCACCTTCTTTATCAAATCTTGAGAAAGGAATCTTAGATGCCATTTTTAATCGGTCTGCAAAATATTTCAGAGATTCAGTATCTCCTAAATCTGGACCATCGCCACCAACAGTACTGATTTCTGGAGATTCTCCATCTTTAGACGGTAACCAATATTCTTTATTGAATGGCATCATTGGTTTACCGTTTGTTTGTATTTCACCACTTTCGTAATTAAAGTCTACTACTTCACGGTAAGAATTCATTAACTGAGCCAATGATTGTTTTGCCCTAGTTTTAGATTTACCACCGACAGGTATAATAAATTGAGTTTTAAATGAAGCATTAGAAACAGCCCAGATGATTCTAGTTGTTTCCATAATTCTTAAAAGGTTAAAAGATCGGATAAGTCTCTCAACATATGATATTCTCATTGGTGAATTTACCTGTGAATATGATATGTAAATAATTTGAGAATCCCAAAGTTTTCTTTCTTTGGCACCTTGACCTTTATATTGAACCCATTGCTTTTTTCCAGTATCAGTATCAATACCTGGCATTAGCGAAATTGGATCTAATTCTTTAAATCCTATTATTTCTGTTTGCTTATCATTATAAACTATTTCAAATGCAAGGTATCCATCAACCAACCATTTCCTAAAGTAATTCCAAGGTTGAATAGAATCGTTAAATCCAAAATAGTTATAGATGTTATTGTAAACATCACCGATTTCATCTTCTATTGAATTTGCAATATGGCCATTAAAATGAGCATATGCCATAAAGTTAGATTCATCAAATACAATAGCCTCATCTGTGATTACATCAAGGATATCTTCAATTTCATCTTGTACTGCATATGTTCTTAGTTCATCTCTCTTTCTTTCATAATCACTATCAAAGATAGAAATATTTTTCTTAAGAGATGTATCAGTTAATGAAAGGGCAGCAAAAGCACTATAGATGTCATCAGAATCAGATCCCATTGGATTAAATGTATAACCCATCTGATTTTCAGTAAAACCTACTGCACGGGAATTGCGGATGATCATATCATCATAGGCCATTCCTAAGTTAGAAAGATCTTTTAATATTTTTCTTACTGGATTACCTGTACTTAAAGGTCCTCTCCTATCAGTAAATCCTGCCATATTGTTTTATCTTTTATTGTTTATATATTCTTGTAATATAATGCTTGTGCCTCGTTAATGTTTCCTCCAAAAAATTTGTTTTGGTTATTAACAGCACCAATGTACCAATCTTCATAACCTAATACTTTAGGTTTTTTAATTCTATCTAATCTGTATTGTCTTATTGCATACTTAAGATTGTATTTTCTTGCCAATGAAGACTTTAAATTATCGTAAGTAAATTCTTTAAGACTACCTTGTGATTTAGGATTCCCAGTTGCACCTTTTAATTGTTGGGCTATAACACTCTGAAAAGATCTAACTACATCAGTAAGAAATGGTATTCTTGCTTCATAAGGAATGTAATGTAAATTTATCCCAAGCTGATGATTATCTATACTTTTACCTAGTCCTAAAACAATTGGGTTAGTATCATAAAAGGTTTCGTCAGGTGTAAAATATTCAAAGCAATACATTTTCCCATTTTCTAAAACACCAGTATCTTTTACACCTACTTTATATAAATCGTTTGCAGATGCTTTAGATGCTCCAGTACGACCTCTATTTTCTGTAAGGTAAATATCCAAATCTTCAGTGAATGATCCTATTATTGCCATTAGAATAATTTTGAGTCTTCAGTTAAAAGCATTACTTTAAAGTTTCTTAATTCAGCTGCTTTGTTTAATGCTTCGGTTTTACAAAGGTTTCTAACATAAGTTTCATATCCATGCTGAAAATTTTTCATAGCCTTTGCAGTCTTTCTTTTAGGTGGTTTAGGTTTTTGTAACTGAGCTTTTGGTTTTATTTCAACAACATATTCTTCAATTATACCACCCTTATCCATCTTAACATAAAAATCTGGATAGTAATTATGAAACTTTTTATCTAAGATATTAAAATACTTTATAGAAAAAGGTTCCGAGATCCAATGTATAACATCTTCATTATGATCACACCAATGGCAAAACTTTCTTTCCCAGCTGCTACGGTATATTATAGGGCCGGGTCCCATATATTTTTTAGGATTATGAGGTTTGTAATACCCTTGTTTAAATCCTGATTTTGCTGTTGGTTTTACCTTCTTTATACTCATGTATCTTAGATAGTGTAAATGCCATCACTGTCCGCACTTCCATTAATTGATACAGTTCCTGCATATTTCTTTGGATGTAATTTATTCCATCCTTTAGCAAAGCCTCTTTTTGCAATTTCAGTAAAATAAGCAAATGCATTTGTACTCTTTTCTGGATTAAAGTTTCTCCAATAACGATAAAGATCCATATAAGCATAAGCTATACAATCATCTCTGTCATCTGGGTTTGCATATGATAATTTTCTTGAACATTTATCTGCTAATAGCATTAAGAATTCTAATGCTTTTGGTGTTAATTCATCTTGCTCTTTGGATAGTTTAATCTCCTCCAGCAAATCTCTATTATTTAAGTAGTTTCTCTTTCTAGCCATCCCTTAGGTTTATTTTATTATTATATACAAAAAAAGCCGATAGTTTATTATCACTATCGGCTCTTAATTATGTGGGTGGTTAGATCTTTACGTTAAGTTGTCCTTTTGGGCAGATTGTAGATTTACCGGTTTTGTAGTCAATACATTCTAATTGATCATTATCACCTAGAGAAGTATAGTCTTCGGCATTTACATAAACTTCTTGACCTTTTCTGAGACCATTTCCGTTTTTATTAACTTCTGCCTCAACATATCCGTCGTCTAGTAACTCGTTACGGCTTTTTTTTTCAACTACATAGCTTTCTTGAAGTTCTTTTTCAAACTTAGAGATTTCTTCATCCAAAAGATTCATAGCCTCAGTAAGTTCTTCAGTTTCTCCGAGTTTGTTAATAGCTTCCTTTACTTTAGCCTTCTTTTCTTCCAAGAAAGAAATTCGGTCAGAAATGGTAGCTCTTACCTTTTCAGCTTTAGCAGCTTCATCATTTTCAGCAATCAATCTTTCTGAAAGAATTGGAGAAGCATCATAGTTGATAAATTCTTTAACCAATTTAACTGTTTCGGTTGCAGAAGAAACAAGTTTCATTTCATTTAAATGCATTGCAGAATTTACGGTATTAACATAAATTCCTTCTTCAACAGCGATCATAGTTAAGAATAAGTTAGTAAACTCATTTGAAGTAATTGTAGTGAAATTATCCATTTCAGCAAGAAGATCAATTGATTCAAAGAATTTACATACATTATCAATCTTCCATTGGTTTCTGTAACCAAAGAAGTTGTTTGCCATGAGAGCTTCTTTTAATTCAATAATACTTG